TTGCAGTAAAGCGCCGTTCCAGAGCCGCCAGTCATAGGAACGCCTCTGTAAGACCCATTTGTATAAGAAGAACCGCCAACTAACGTATTAAGCGTTAAAACCGGACCTGTAAACGTAAAGCTTGAAACACCAGATCCAACGCCGTTATTGTCGACGCCGATCACTTGTACGCCAGAAGCGTATGACGTAAAGATGTTATTTAGACCATTACTGGAGTCGACAAACATCCCCCTGGTGGGACCGTATATCTGATCAGAAATACGCTTGAGGCCAAGTATTTTTCTAGGACGACCACGCTGAAAGCGTACCCATAAGCCATCAGAGTATTGGTCCCCGTCCAAAACGGTACCGTCCCGGCGTATTCCGGGTTGTGTGTTTATCGTAATGACCTTTTCAGTCATTAGAATGCGCCCCCAGAAAGTCCTTGCGACGTTATCAATAATTTAGCGATGCCACCGACGGAAAAACCTATAGCAGACCCGCCGCTCGGTCTATACATTCCGGTATTTGTCTCACTGTTGAAATTCAACGATGGGGATGCTGCTGTACCATCAATAATTGACAACGCAGAACCACCAACAACAACCGCAGTGGCACTTAATACATTGACTGAGTCACAAACCAGGGTGGCCTGCTGAGATGCGGCCAATAAAGCATTGTTTCCACCAGGAATACCTGTTGTAAACACAACATTTGCAGTGCCTGAGGTCTGATTTAGTGCGAAATAAACCTGCACCGCAGCAGGCAAAACGATCGTGACGTTGCTGTTAATTCCGGTTCCGGTTACCTTAATTATTGTATTTTGCGCCTGAGCCGGTGTAAGCGTATAGGTAGATCCTGAGGTGACCGGCAACGTCAATTGCGAGTATGCAAACGTAGTCTCTTGGCCCAGGCCAACGGTATAAAATGAAGAACCCGAGCAGCAAATAAAAGCCGAATCATTGATTTGCAAAGCAAGGCTTGCAGAGCCATTAATAAGCTCGGAGCTTGCAGGGTCGATTGTTAACAACCCTGTCCCATTGTTTCGGATCAGCATGAACCAGTCATCACCGAGCGTTGCCGCCTGTGTGAGATTAAGCGTTCCCACTCCCCCGGTCCAAACCATCGCCTTGGCGCGATAAGTCGAATCGGCAGTAAACGTACTTGCAACAGTCGCAACTGGATGCGATTGGTTCAGCGTTGTTGATATGGCCTTAAGACCATATCCAGCAAGCGATGCTGCATCGGCTGAGCTTGATCCTACACCAAAAGCAATAACACCCCAAGCTCCGGCGGCCGTGGAATTGTCCGTTACATAAATGTATTTAGCCTCACCAGCAGCAACGGCTACTATGGTGTTACCAGCATAGTCGCGAACCGTAAAAGTATTTGAACCGGTGTTTCTAATAAGCGAGTCAGTGCCGACCGAAGTCTGATTTGCAGGCGGCATGTTCACGAACAAACCGGCCGTGGAAGCCGAGATCTGCATGACCCTTGCGGCATAGTCACCCGCTGCATCTCCATCTTGCGGCCATACAAGATCCAGGTTCGCCGATATGGCAAACGATTTATAACTGACGTCTGTCGGTTGGATGACGTCGCCCGTGAAAATACTAACGTATGAAGTCATACTTCTTGCACCGTAGCAGATCGGTCGATCGTGCGGGTATCGTTCTCAAGCTTAAGCGTTTGTATGGCACGATCATACAAAGCTTGCCAAAGCTGCACTCGAGAATCGTTCTTTAAGAAGGGCATCGCTTGCAATAGCGTCCCGTACAACATTGCCTGTGGGGCATTAATCGTGAACCAATTCGTTTGATTAGAGGCGTCTAAAGGTTGGATTTTTTCGTAGTAAAGGATTTCAATCGCATAATTATCGTCTGGCGTCGGCGCAATAAACCAATGATCGAAGTCATAGTCGCCATAGAACTTGGGCACGTCTTCTTCTGTTGGCGTGGGCCAATAATTCCGCATATATTCATATTTACGAAGTAGCAAGGGGAAACGCTTTCCGGCTACTGTAATGTTCATCGAAGTTGTTTTTCGCCATCTGGCTGGCTTTTGCAAGGCTGCACTACCCTGGACAAGTGTCGTTGAAACCGTCTGCTGCTGACCAAGAATCTTTAATTCATCTGAGATGATTGACTCGGCAAGGTTGATAAAAGACGGAATCTGATTGATCGTCTGCGCGTCCGAGCGTTCCAGGTAAAGCGTGACATCCGCTACCAGGGACGTGTAGGTCATAGTGACAGCCATTATCGGTACCTTGCAGTTTTCTCGCGGATCTTCGAGGGTTGAGCGACAAATTGCTTACCGGACTTGGTACCCTCACGCTTAGCGCGTGTGGTGGCTGCATACTCAGCAGGCGAAAGCGCCTCTCGCGCTCTCCGGGGCAGGTACCGTTCACCGGTGGCCTTAGGCCCTTGCGTGGAAGGCTTACCGGATTTTGTACCCCAATCCTCGCTCGTCCACTTTGAGAGCGAATTATCCGCCTTTTTAGGCCCTTTGTAACCCCCGCCCGAGGCTTTGTACTTTTGGGTTGCCAATTGGGCTTTTCGGGCGCTCCATTGACCTGGATCACCGCCTTTGCCGGAGGCTTTTACGGACGCGACGATGCGCTGCCACTTAGCCGGATCTGACTTGGTTGCTGAACTCATCGCATTAACGCGGCCTCGGCCGCCCTCCTACGGGTTAGTCCTGGCAAAACCCTGCCAGCGGCTTTATTCCACTTCAAGCACTCATCCGCGGCACCGTCCCAGTTACCAGCATCGATGCGCTTTTTGAAGGTGCTTACCCTGTAGTTACCAAGGCCGCAGTTGTAAGCCCAGCTTGTAACCGCTGCCATGCGCCTTGGGATCGCTTTTGACAGGCTGGGCGACATCTTGAGTAAACCTCGCACGAAATACTCGACGTGGTGGTCCAGGGCGTCCTCGCACTGCTCTAGCGTCCAGATAGTCCCAGGGTTGATTTCCGGGCCCGTAGCACCCCACCCTATAGTCCAAGGATGGCCACGAGTACCAGGGTCTGGGTAGGCTGTTACACGCCCGTCAGGCAAACGCTTTGCCAGCCCTTCAAAGGGCTTGATCAGTACATCCTTGCAAAGCTTTTTAGCCTCATTCACCGGATTTCTCTTTGATCAGTCGATTGACGTGCTCCCACAGCGCGTGGATCTGCCTGTCGTGGTCCTTCTCGAGGTAATCAAGCCGCGTCTTGATGGTCACGGCATAAACGGCCACGCCAACAAGCGCAACCCCCAAGAACCAAACCCTTGCGAGGGAGTCGATCAAGGCTTCCACAGCTATCCACCTTTGTTGTACTTCTCAATTGATCGTCCTACAAACCAGAACGTAAGCATCATGTTCAGCATGGCAAAGTCATCCTCGTCATAGCTCTTGGTCAGCACTTCTGCCCAATTTGCATTGGTCTGAAAAGCGATTGTTAAACCGGCTGCTTTAACGGCCACATAAACGCCAAAAGCAATCCAAGTAAGACCGGGACGGGTAACGGCAGTGATAAAAGAAGCGAACCAGCCAGCTTCCTTTGCGGTCTGAGCCTGTTCCTTAAATGCCTCCTTAATCGTATCCATTTGCTGTATCGAGTAGTCAACATACTTCTCCTCCATCTTGAACTCACCCCGCATCTTCTCAAGGTCAGTCTGGAGTTGAAACATATTGAGTTCGTGAGCGCGTTCGTTCTTCTTATCGAGGAATTTAAGGACTTCCGGGGCAAGCCTGAATAAGCCTCCGAATATGGAGCCGAGGAGACCTCCGCCAAGTAGTTCAAACATTACTTACCTCCCTTGATACGCTCCCGCTCCTCAAGCAGCCTGACCTTGACTTGCAATTCGTTGATGTGTGTCATCAACTGCTCTTTCTGAATAGCGCGTCGCTCGGCGCTGATAGGTGAGTCAGTCGGCGTACCTTCTTTAGTAATCAACGCAGGCATCTGACCCTCGATTTTGGTCAGTCGCTCTGAGAATGAAGCGACCTGCCCAAGTAACCAAGCAAGCGCCGCCACTACGATAGGTATAACCGCTTTGAGAACGTCTGACCAAGCCATGTCATATCCCCAGCAATTTCTTTACAAACTGCGCGGCAACCCCAGGCCCAAGCAGCACAGCAGCAATCGTGATGTACAGCAGCCACTCAATGTGGCGCATACGCCTGCT